TATTAGATTGTACCGAGTAATTAGGTGCAGGAGCTATACAAACATAGTTATTGCCGTTATAGCTTACCATGTTGTTAAAGGCATAAACATCACGGTTAGAATAGTAACGTGTGCCATTATTCCAAGGTGGTGGTGTAGTATAGCGATTAGCTACTACCCAGACTTCATCGTCTTGATAGCCTTTGCCATAAACAGTAGCTACTGATTGGAAACCAACGTCAGGCGTATTAAAATCAGGAGTATTGCTATTAGTACCTGTGGTATGCCTGTGCCAGCCAAATACGTTTTGCTCCATTTCATAGGTCATACCGCATAGCTGACCTTGCTGTGTAACAGCCCATAGCTCGCTTTGACCATGCCACATTGGTTGATAGTCTAGCTGTACTATTCCTGTATTAAATAAATGACTAGAATAAGTAGTTAGGCTTTGGCTCATGTATTTCTCAGTATAAACCGAGAATAACATCTGCCTTATTTGATTAGCCTGACGTTGTAGGAATAAAACGCCATCACCTACAACTAATGGATTAACACCAAAGATAGAACCCCATGTAGAATGTTCTGTAGCTGAGATTGATGTTGGTGTAATAGCACCACCTGTAGATGAACCTGTAGCTCCTGCACCACCATTGACTACCCATTCAGCACCAGAGAATCCTGCAAACAAATTATTCTGTGCTACAAGCCAAACAATAGGACCACGACCTGGTGCATTGAGATCAAATGCAAAAGAATCTGTAGCCTGTGTTTGATCACCTAAAGCGAAATTTTCAATGTCGTTGGTGACGGTGCCCCATATACGTTGCGGTTGGTAGGAGGACGAGGCATATATAATGCGTTGCTGATATGAGGCAACTGCCTGTGGGTATCCACGATAGTCCGACCAAGCACCTTCGCTCCAGTATTCTGTAGTTGGACCTTCTGGGGACCAATGAGTGCTGTCGGCTGGAGGGACCGTGCTGCTCGTAACGTTGGAAATACAGACGAAGTTTTGAGAGCCATAATTGACTACAGTACCAGTAGTATAAGCAGTACCAGATACCCATAATGCAGCTAGTGGTGCATTATCATAAAGCTGCTGAATTACATTAGCTGTAGCAGTATATGGTCCTGTAACACCTGTAATTTGAACTAAACCATATAAGAACCCATCTTCAGCTTCTAATACGATACGTGGGTTTGTAGCACCTGCTGTTGTAGGTGCACTAGAACTTAAAACATTAATTCTAAATAAAGCAGGTTCTTGTGCCGTACCTGTAATATCTACGTTACGATCAGATGCACCAGATACGCTACGTACTGCATCCCATGTTTGACCGCCATCTAAGGAACGTTCGATATTAAATTGTGCGTTCCATACGCCATACGTGTGTGCTTCCCAAGCACCATAGATTTCTATTTGCTGAGAATAACCTATAGGAAACGGTGCTGAAGGTGTTGATGCGTCTATTTCAACAGATGATGAACTACGAAGTGTAGCAATTTGCCAATAAGAATTAACATGGCCTTGATTGCTACCACTAGGAGCTTGAAATATAGTTACTAATTCCCAAAGACCAGCAGCTAAATCAGCAGGAAAACTTGGCGATGAATTGTTTTGTATTAAACATTGATAGATATTACCGCCATTAGAAACAGTATTACCTACCTCGTAAAAGTTATATGAAGTCCAAGCTGGTGCATTAGCCGTTAAAGTAATAGCACCACTGGTTGAACTTGCTGTTAAAGTAGTCTGATTTGCGTTCTGATCTAACAATGCAGGCGTTAAGAACTGCACTTCTTTCATTACCCAATCAGTATCTGAGTAACGTGTCAGACTATAAACTGGATAATCAGGATGCGTAATATACATTACGTCATTAACCTGACAGAAAGCTAACTTCCAAATATCTGTTGAATATGGAGAGGCAGTTAAACCAATGTTATTAGTCGTATATGATGCCTGATATGGTGTAGGTACTTCTAAAATCGTCTGCTGAATAAAACGACTTGGCTGATAAACAGGATCTACAGGAGCATAACCAGCAATAGTAACATAATAAATTAAACTATTAGTTGGTGATGTAATATAAGAACCTGCTGCATACGCAGTAGATTGTCCTGCTGTACCAGTTCCTGTACCTGCGTTAGTTGCAGTAAATGCAATACCAACTGTATTACTAGCAGCACCACATAATGTAAAATTAGTAGTACCTATTGATTCAATTACGTAAACTACACCTACGTTGAAGTTACCTGCGGTGACTATTGTACTAGCAGGATCTGCCCATACTGGAGCAGAGCTTACGTTGACTTGCTGACCGTTGCTATAAAAACGTATGTACTCGTGACCAAACTCTAAAATAAAAGTTGTGTTAGGACTATAGATAAACTTTTCAAGCCTTGTGGCATAATTGGTGATCGTTGTTACGCCACCTACAGTATTTGCATATGAACCAGATTTAGCAGCAGCAATAAACTGTGTGCCAGGTCTCCTAGTGACTGGTCCCTGTTTATAAGGGATCATATTCACCATCTGCCTAGATGCTGCTCTATATTTCTCTTGGTCAACTCGTGCGTCTAGCTTTGGGCTAAACTCACCACCAGCGAAACTAATTTGGCTGTCGATTGATTTAGCCATTGATAAAGTACCAGCGTGCTGCAACGAAGCGTGAAGAATTTACAGGAGTGAAACGTACAGGCAATCTTTCGCCTGCGTTCTTGGTCATAGCATGAGACAATGTTTGCTTATAAATAGCGAGCATTGCTTCTTCCATTCTACCGCCATCTTGACGTANTGGTGTAGCAATATTTGAAGCTAGTTTATAAGTAACACAATCTACGAAAAGTGGATCCCAACGTGTAGTATCTTGATTGTTTGATACNTACTTAATTGANGTCTGTTGAGTATTTGTGAATATTAACTGACCGTTAATTTCATACTCATCTGAATCCATATTACCATAGGTTTCATCGTTTGATCCTTGGTTTACTGAATCAAGTAATATAAAGTCGCTAGGGAGAGCGAAAGCGTAAGGCCAACCACTAGGATAGCTGGATCCGTCTGGATACCCCCCGAACGCATTGTAGTCTGGGTAGTCCGCTTGGACGAGAGCACCTGTTGTAAGATCGTTAGTAAAATTACCTGTCGAAGTGTAAGCGTACTCAGTAGTGTAAATGGCGTTGCCATAAGATAAATAAACGTTGGCAGCGTATGATGTATAAGGTGCCCAAGGTATTGATGGAGGCGTTGGNGCAACCGATGGCAAAGGAATCTGTGGTACTTCATTTAGTACCGCAGTTGTTAATAAACAATTCCAACGAGTAGCACGAGCTACTGATTCAAATGCTATTTGAAAATTACTGTTACAAACAATCGCAGACGGATTGGTAAGATCGGTAAGTGATTGGATAGATTGTGCACCAATCTTTGCTAAAGCTAAGTTAGCAATATCCGTAGGTGATAATGTTGTAAACATAGAAAGTAAAAAGCCCGATAGTCACGTCGCCACAACGCAACTATCGGGCAGGTTTTAATTACGTCAAACCACTAACCCAATTAGTTGTTAGCAACTGAGCTGAAGCGGAACACGCTGATTGCACCAGCATTGATAGATGCTGCTGAAGCAACGAGTGCCTGTAACCAGCTATCTTCAGATACGAAGTAAGGAGCATATAGTGCTGTACCACCAGTTGTGGAAACATTGCCAGATGCTGCGTGTACGTCGATAGCAGTTGAATAGCGTTGGCTGTTAGCTATCCAGTGTGTGCTGTCTGAGTGAGGTGCTGTTGAACCACTGGTTGCTGCAATACAAGTATATGTTTGGTAAGCTGGAGTAGATGCTGAATCTAATACAACTGCACCAACTGCATATGATGTACCTGATACCCAAGTTGGAGCTTGAATAACGATATTTGTATTTGGCAGAACTTGTGGATTTACGATTGGAAGGTTTGAAGCCAAACCTTGATCGTTATCACCGATTGCTAAGGTCAAAGTCGTTGCAGGAGCGGTTGTACCGCTTGCTACGTGACCGTTAGGATCAATCATTGTACCACTTGGGATGATTGCAATGTTGATGAGATCTCCAGCAGCCTCAGAACCTGTCCACGTATAAGTGGCAATGATTTCTGGGAAGCCTTCGAGTAAAGGATTGTTTTGAACTCCTGGTTGAGGGGTCATCATTGTGAGACCGCTCTGACCTGGGAAGTTAACCCCTTGTTGTTGATTTGTTGCTACGTCTGTGTACCAGATAGCCATGTTAGTTATCTCCTATGTTAAGGGTTATACGGATTCGTCGCAATTTACTTGGACGACACCCTTTTCTTCTAAGCGAGTAGCATCCATTAAAAGTGCAGTACGCACTTGAATTGCATGGCTTTGCATTGGAAGAATATCGATGTGTGTACGTACATCTTCGCCGATGCCCATTAAGAGGAAGTCTTTTTGGTAAGCGACGCAGGTACGGATTGTTGTTGAACCAGCTTGGTAAGGAACCAACTGAGTACGAACGAAATGGAAGCCCATGAAGTCACGGATCATACCGTCACGTAGAGCACGCACATCGTTATAAAGTACGCTGTTAACTTGATCAACGTTAGTGATTAAGTTGTTTAATTGCTTTGCAGAATAAACAAATACACGACCCTCTTCTTTAACATCATTAGAATCCATAACGTAGGATGTCTGAGTTAATTTAGCGAGTTGCAGACCTGAGTTTGCAGAGCCTGATCCATAAGTAACACCAACTTGCTGTGAAGAAGGCAGCGTTGTAGCTGTTGTTCCTTGAGCACCAGTATAGTTTGTGCCTAATAGAGCATTGATAAGAATGATATCCTTCTGTCTGTTAGCAGCGATAGCGTGTTGCTTTGCTGTTGGAGACTGTGGGTCAGGGAGCTGACCAAGAAGGATATGATCGAAGTAGTCGATCCAAGTTGTTTTATCGTAAGGACGAGGACGTACCCAACGGAAAAACGTAGGAATGTCAGATGGTTCACTCTTTTGAGCACGAGCAGTGATCTGACGCAGAGCGTAAGATTGATCACCGATTTGATCGTATCTCTTTTGGTTACCATTTACATTGTCTGAAGTGTACATCCCTGCGAGACGGTGATCGACCTGTTGGGCCATGATTTCACGCCAAATGTCGTCGAACGCTGTCTCGTAATGGGGAGGTAGTGAGAATATTGCACCAGCCATGAGAGTATTATAATTGAGGTTTTGTACAGCGATATGCCGTACGGATTGTACGTTCGCTCCTCGGTTGTCCCAAATGGGATCGATCATCGAACACTATTGTTCGACAAATGATCGGGTCAGCTTTCGCTGGTTCTCCTCTGTTCGTCTTTGGGCATAAAAAAGCACCTGACGGTTAAGTCAAGTGCTTAGTCTATGAACTATAATGATATTATACTGCTGAAGCGGAACGTGCGGTTTCGTTCCAAGTTGCACCATCTGAAGTAAACTCTACTAGGATAGCTTTTGATGCTGTTCCTACTACTGTTCCTGTTGGACGGAAACCTGTCGAAAACGTAATTGTACGAGCACCAGAAGCATCGTTGTTAGTCTGAATAACTAAACGAGCACCAGCCTGTGGTACGTATGCTGCCGTTAAAGTAGCATTACCAACTGCTGAAGTCGTGTTAATTACAATAAAACGTGTGCTTTGTAAGTATGATGCTAGTTCGATTGAAGAAGCATAAGTAGGAGCAATACCAGTTCCTGATACGCCTGCTACGGTTACTCCAGAACCTGTGATCTGTGCTGTAAAGTCTGGATTTGGTGAAAATGCTGTATTTTGTGCCATGTTGTAAGTTGGGGGACGAGGGTTAACTTAGGAGATGTTCTGGTATTGTCAATGCCTCACCATCAATAACACCATTGATATCACGTAAGCGACCACAGATAAACATATTACCCTCATAAATAAATTTCTCACCCCATGATTCGGACACATGAATAATGCTTCCGACAGGTGCCATTTCTTTAGATAAGGGTCCAGATCCTACTACAACGCATCTAAAATGCGTTCTTAGTGCTTGTTGATAGTTTGGTGGAATGATCAGCAAGCCTTGTTTATTAGTTTCCTCAACTGGTCTGGCAATCAAGTTGTCCTTTAAAGGACGTGGTATTTTCATCTTCATTATCTCATTCCTCTCTTACCAGCTTCTTCCATAAGAGACTTGTAACGAGCCTTTGCCATAGCATTTTGAGGACTAGACGAATTGTAGAAGGCATCGTATAGAGGATTAGATTTGTTATGAGCAATATCACGAGCTTCAGCTAATGGGTTGTTGCCCATGCCAGCCTTAGCTTCACCAGATACAAACTTATCTTCCATTGTGGTCATAGCATGACGCATAGCCATTAAGAATACATTGCTGTTCTTCATTAATGTTTGATGCTCTGGATTCTGCATATCTAAACCTAAACGCATAGCACCACGCTCTGCTAATTCTTGTGCTTTGGTTAACGGAATATTCTCGTTACGCAGGGTTGCTTCTAAGTTTTTCTGCTGAGTAGCAAAAAAGTTCTTTTCGTATTCTGCTTGTGCTGCGACTTGCTTTTGTAGCTCTGCGGTTTGTAAAGCTACAAGATCTTTAAGCATCTGCGGTGATGCACTATATTTGTGAGCAATTTCTGCTGCACCCTTAGCTAGGGACTCATTCCAAAGTTCATTGGCTATGTTTTCTGGTTTTGTGATGCCATAGTCTTTGGGATCTTTAGGTACTCCGTTTATAGAATCGAGGAGTGCCTTGCGTTCCGCTACAACTTCAGGTGCAGCATTAGCTGGTAAAGGTGCTAGACCTTTTTTACCAGCAAGTGTTTGCTGATTAGCCATCACTGTTAATACATCATCAAACGTCTTTTGACGTGCTAATGTATTCTTAAGCGATGTGTGGTGTTCGGGTAAATTGTCTAATGCTTTATGGTTTAGTGTACCATCAGCATTAATAAAGCTCTTATAAAATGGTTCTTTAACAGCAGACGCAGTTGTCTGTGTTGCAGGTGCAGTTTGATTAAGAGCAGGTACGTTTGCTTCTACTGGCGTAGGAGCTAGATTCAGAGCAGGAGCAGATCCACCAGCAGGTGCATCGCCTGTGATTGAATCATACAAAGGCGTGCGTGGGATCATGTGGTTTTAGTTTTAACAGCTTTAACTTCTTTATCTATTTGTTCTGTTTCTTTTACTACTTCCAAATGCTCTTTTCTTTCTTCAAACATAGCTAACGCTAGTTTAAATGCCATAGCTGAACAGTCTTTGTAATCTTGTTCACGAGANAAATCAAATTTCTCACGAAATGCTACCATAGCAGAAATTGCTGCTTTATCTTTAAAATCTTGATCGCTCATANNTCATCGTCTCCATCTGTGATTGAATTGTTACCGACTATTTCGTCTTGCGTAAATACNATCGAACATTTGCGAGNACCAATTAATTGGTCATCTAATGTTACTACGTGCATCTCNTANTTGATTGCACCTGTGCTCCACGTCTTTGCACCTTGCTGAATCTTCTCAAGGTTGTTGTCGTCTGCCGTATTACGATCATCACGAATGATAGGAATNAGACGTTTTACAGTAGCTCTACGTGGTTCACCGTANTGATCTAGTAACACACCAAAACGTGCATAGAATTGTTGTGGCTTATATTTCAATTCCCACTTGTTAAATGCCTCATCATCTTCACCGAGCAACTTGTTACGTTTAGGTGGTGGTGGTGTATTAGCTTTAACTTCATCACGCTTCTGGCCTTTGATGCTAATTTCTTTAATCTTACGTTCAGAAACCTGACGACCATCTCCAATAGTACCAATCAATACTGAAATACGTTGACCGTGCTTTGCAGATATTTCTTTTGATTCATACTGTAGATGACCAGTTTCTTGGTCATACGTAGCAAGCAGGGTTTGTTTACCTCTGCGATTATTGACTATCTTACCGTCGTCCAAGAGTTCAAACTCTGGAGCTGCTGTAGCATCTGGCATATATTACCTTTTAGTTATGGGTTGTGGCTTTGGTTCTGTAACCTTTTGAGAAAGTTGTAACTGTCTTTCAATCACTCGGAGTATTGAAGATGCACCATCACGATGTGCTGCTGCTAATGCAATCTTGTATCCATCTGCTTCTGCAAACTGAAATACATTTCCGCTTTCACCTGCACATCTGCGTAGATGTTCTATAACATCATTCTGTGCCTGTGAGCGGTGTCCTTCGATACCAATAACCTGCAAGAAAGAATCTGCTATCCTTCCTTGCTCGATTTTGGTTTGTGCTAGTGGGTCTGTCTTATCAAGTGTGGCTTTTGACATTATTGGGTTTATTGCTGCATGGCGTTCTTAGCAGCATCTTGTACAAAATCAGGTGAGCCACCTAATCCCTTACCAGCTTTACCAAGTTGTTCAGCAGCTTGGAGAGCTTGTTGTTGCTGTTGTAACTTCATGCGTTGTTGACGTATTGCTGCAACGGAACGTTCATCTCGGAATAAATCAGCGTTCATTCCTGAGTTCATGGCGTAGTTCCGCATCATCTTATCTAAATCAAAGTTGTCTGCCACTTCTGGCTTGAATTGCATAATAGGCTGTAAGAACTGTACTGCTTGTTCAGTACCACGATTCTGTAATGCCTTTAATGCAAGACTGATTCTGCTTGTAATTGTGATTTCAGGTAAGGCTAAACCTTTTGTATTAACACCAGATTGTACAAGTAATGACTCTGGAGCCTGACCAAACTTACCCTGACGATATAAAATACCAAATACTCTGCGTAGTAATGGGTTTAAAAATTCTGTTACACGGCGGTCAAATACTGGTGTGAACTGTTCTAGTTTTTCTGCAAGACGCTGCGAGATTTCATAGGCAGTCATCTTCTTATCAATAAGAGGATCTGAACCTAGCATCTTAAACATAGGAACGAAGAACGCTTCGTTAATCATTTCCTTCTTATTAGCGATTAACTCCATGCCCATCTTGTAATCGCCTATTGTAGCCCATTCTGCTGGTTTACCATTGGGTTCGTTGATATCCCAAGTAGTAACACCGCCTGCACGTAAATCAACGTCACCATCAAGGTTTGAAGGCACTAGAATACGTGGGTATGCTTTTAGTTCTGCTAAAGCATCTGTGTATTGTGTGATGTAATTGATCTGACGTACATCTGGTAGTGCTAAGTAAGCAGGTGAATATCCCCAAGGACTATCAGTACCCCACTTTGAGAAACGGCTTACAAGGTAAGGCATTTCATCATAGCCACCAACACTAACGCACTGACTAAAATCCATTGAGATGTAAACAGATGCTATTGGTTTATTAGCTCCGTCTTGTCTCTCAGGTAAGCGTGATGAATCTTCACGAGGGAATACTGCGTGTACAAACTTAAAGTCACGATCCATTCCCTTACCGCCTTTGACTGCTTGCTGCATCTTTTCAGGCAGATTCTCCTCACCAAACATTTGTATAGCTTGGCGACCTGTTAATTTAAATTCACGGCGTACTGTATCAACAATACCTTCATCGTTTTCTTCGATGGTGTATGTTCCTACTTTTGTATTACGAAAATTTAGTGAACTTGTTTTACCTTCTTCACAGAAAATACAATCAGTACCAAATATGCCTACGTGCAAGTAACCAATGTTTACAACGGAATAGAAGTTAGAACGAGCTAACTCCTGCATGGTAATATCACTAGCACGACCTAACCAAATAGCAGCATCGTCACCTTCCTGACGCATTGGCATCGGTGGCTCAAATTGTGCCCAAGGTTCACTTGATGGTGTTAGCCAATTACGCTGACCAGCAGCCATTGTTTGTGCTGCTAGGATTGCGGTCGTATCAAAAATGCGGTCGGTCCAGCCTGTTACACCTTCAGTCTTAGTAACGTTGATGTCCGACTCTTGTGGTAAAAAGTATTGAGAGATCGTTTGCCAATCAGAATCGAATATAGCTGAACGTTTAGAACGTCCAGATTCGTACTTGTTTAGCTGCTCCTTGGCTAGTAGATCTGTTGCCATGTGTTATCCGAGCTTTGGGGTAGTAGCGGTTGGGGCAGCTCCAGCACCTGGCATACCTTTGTAACCGCCAGTATCACCAGCGAATACCGTTTTCTTGATAGATTTCTTCATCAAGTTCTGTTGTGCCACATCTTGTTGTGCCTGTATAACCTCTGCTGATGATGTAGTCACAGGTGGTGCAGCTACTGGTGTTGGTGCTGCTTGTATTGCTGCTGCTGGTGATCCTCCGCCCATGGTATTAATTGGTTAAAAATTGTGCTAAACGCTGTAAATCTTCTGTTTTATAGAATCTTAGCTCCCTTTTATTGTCAATAATGCGTTCAAAAGCTATCCAAGGAAGTGGAAATGGCATTGAATTGAAGGCTTTTGTGATGTTTCCAGCCATTGCAAAGATGTACCAACAGTCAGAATCTTGTGAATCAAATACGTGTTCACAGTCCGCAACTTCGTTTGGCGGTGCTAAACGACGGCAATTCTTGCCCATAATGAAGTATTCTGGGGTATTAAACACGAATCCGTTACGTAAATGCCACTCAACATAGTCACCAAACGGTGCTTCCTGTGGTACATCAATGTACTTTTGTACTATTGTTTGGTAAGGACTCATGGAAAATAAGTTGGTGTAGCTACTTTAGTTGGCAATGTTCCTGTTGATCCACCTTGAAGATAAATGTTACCCCCGCCACCAACATAGGAACTAGAAGTTAATGCTGAATTAAGATTTTGTGTAGGAGATGTTAATCCGCACACAAGACAGTTACTCATAGAGAATACATTGATTGTACCATCTAGTGTTATGCCATAAGTCGTGGCATTGCCGTTATTATAAAAATCTGATACCACACCTAAGTAGCAACCTGTAATAGTAAGACCATCGCAATAAGGTACACTGCCATTTGAATATGCGTATATAGCTACACTGTTACTAGACTTGCTTGCATTGGTACCTTGGCAATTACTTATCTGCACACCTGGAGTTTTCTCTATCCATATCATGCCTTTGCCATTGGTGAGACCGTTACTAGCATTAGAAGCAAACGTGCAGTTAGATATACTCCAACGAAACGTAGTATTGTCATTAGCGTTAGGTCCACCTCCTCCTAAGAATATACCAACAATACCGCTATCAAAGTAACAATTATTTACTAGCCAACCTTGTATTGTTTGTCCTGCGGTAGTTGTAGCACGACCATTAGCATATATAGCAGTGGTCATGGAATATGGTGCACCTGTACTTGTATTACTAAATAAACAATTAGTAATGATTGATTCATTAACTGGACCAAGATTGTTATCTATTAATAAACCACAAGGCATAGTTAAAACTGTACCTGTAGTTGTTACTGTACCAGTTGCTGTACACGTTGCCGTAATTACAAGACCTGAGATGTTTGTTATACGCCAATAGCCATTATATGCGGTTGGTGTAAAACCATAGAGTATTATGTATTCGTTCTTATTAAAATAATTTGTAGAGCCTGATGGTAATGTAACCGTAATAGATGTACCGCTTCCTGTAACTGTGCAGCCTGAATAATTACCAAGACTGCCTGTACCACCTATATTACAGTTGGATATAAAGCTACTATTGCTGGTTTGTAACCATACTGGTGGTGTACCTTGTGCGTAAGTGCCAGAACCATTGGGGCTATAAAAAAAGCAATTACTTAAAACTAATGCACATACTGCGTGTAAACAACAACCCATAGCTGTTCTACCAGAACCGCCTGTATTTACATACAAATTGTTTCCTATTAAATTACCGCCGTAAATATAAAAGCTATCATATTGTACAAACGTATATACATTGACTAACCATAAATTAGTTACGCCATACGATACAAAGATAGGACTATTGGCTACTCTATTGCCATCTGCATAAAATCCTAAATCTAAAACGGCTGCATCTGGTTTATTACTATCTCCAGAAACATTCCATTTAACAAAAATAGCAGATGTACTAGCAGAAGAATGGTAAGTAATTGTACTTGCTTGTGGACCGTCACCTTTAAATACAAGTTTAAACGAAGCACTAGATGCATTTGTGCTAGGTACTGTTAAACCTGTAACGCAATATGTGCCTGATGGAAAATACACACAAGCACCCAAGAAAGCTGTAGAAGCATTAGCTGCTGCATTTATAGCGTTTTGTATAGCAGTAGTATCATTAGTGCTGCCGTCTCCTAAAGCACCATAATCTTTTACGTTATAGCTAGGACCATTTACCCAAGCTGGTGCTGCGGATGCTGAACCTGTTCCTGTCTGTGCATGATATTGTCTGCGTGTAGTTGTATTACCAGCCAAGCGTGCAGGTGTACCACTTGTAGATCCATAAATTGTATCACCCAATGTTGTCATTGGATTGGTCATGCCAGCAGATATTGTGGCACTACTTAACGAAGTTACTCTGCCTTTAGCGTCTATTGTAACAACTGGCGTTGTCGTACTATTACCTATTGGACCTGTAGCGGAAGTAATCGCTGCTAAAGTAGGATTAGGATATGTGCCTGTTAAGTCGCCACCAGCACTACCAGCAGGTGTAACGCCTGATATAGTTGCACTAGATAATCCCGTAACACGACCTTTTGCATCAATCGTAACTACTGGAGTCGTTGTTGAATTACCAGTAGGTCCTGTAGCACTTCCTATAGTTGCTAATGTTGGATTGGGATATGTACCAGCAAGATCACCGCCAGCAGCACCTGTAGGACTACCTCCTGATATTGTAGCACTGCTTAATGCGGTAACTCTACCTTTGGCATCTATCGTTATTACAGGAGTTGTCGTTGAACTACCTATTGGTCCAGCAGCCGTAGTAACCGTAGCTAGCGTACCTGTTGCCGTAACATTGCTAGATCCGTCAAATGATGGCGACGTGTATGATAAGTCACCTGTAATGCCAATGGTTCTACCTGTAGCAAGTTTAGTAGCCGTAATTGCGTTGCCTGTGTTATTGCCAGTACCACCATGAGCTATTGGTAAAATATTACTAACCTGACTTGTTAAATCTACTGCACTTAAACTACCACCTAATGTTAAACTACCTGATGTGGTAACTGTTCCGCTTAACGTAATTCCTTGTACTGTACCTGTACCTGATACGCTAGTAACTCCTCCTCCACCACCTCCAGAACTGGTTGTACCCGTAGCTGGGGTGTTGTCAGGCTTATTACCACTCGCAGTGCGGTCTGTTGATTTGGTAGCCCCCGTATTACTGGATGGTAAGAATGTAGCCATTAGCGTATTGATTTATTCTTCTTCTTAACTGAGTAAGAGGCAGCAGATGGTCCACGCAACACTTTATGTGGTGTATGCCTAGATTCACGAGCAACGAACGATGTACCTTCAATCATACCTAGTCTATGAGCTTCTGACATAGTCCTAAGTGCATCAGCACCATGACTAAACTCATCATGTACTGGTTTCTCATAGATAACGTGTCTATCAACTTCTTCCTTTTTGTGATAGTATTCTAAGCAATCAAGACCGCTAGGTGGGCTAGTATCAGAATTTCCAAATGTCTTTGAGCAGTTGGTTTTGTGAATATAGCAACGAGGTAATAAAGTGCGTAGTTCATTAATACCAAGCCAGATATCTGGTGTTCTAGGCACGATTGTAATTCGTGGAAGTCCTGCATTTGTAAGGTCGGTACGCCAACTTCCACCTCTACGTTCGTGCGTGGCATCGTGTGGTAGAAAGTGTGTTCTAATGGTTGTGTGGTATTTGTCTCCCCACTCAAGTACCTTAGCTGCGTAATGTCCGATAGTTTGTCCATTTGATGAATAGTAATCTACTATATTGATGTGGCGTCCTTCAAATTGTACTAACCAAATACAAGTGTAATCGCTATCGCCCACGTCCCAAAAAGTATCATAAGGTAAGTCTGCGTCAGGTTCGTAGTCTTGAATTTGATTGTTTGCACGCAATTTGGAGATAGCATCTCCATAAATTGAACCTGGAATAGCTGCCTCAAAGCTACATTCAAACTCACGATTATACTCCGATTCTAGCATACTATTACGTGCTGACCTAAGTTCGCTTTCGTCAATAATACCCGAAACGCTTGCAGGTAATATCATTGAGTACCAGTCGGGGTCGTTTACTGCTCGGTCGTATAGTCTAAAAAAAGCGTTACGACCTTTAGGAGTACCAATCCAAACGGCTGAACCCTTACGATCGGACAATGCAGGGCGTATAATAGACGACCAAACGGTTGGGTCTTGGTCGGCTGGCTCGTCAATTACTATAAAGTCTAAGTAAATACCACGCAATGCTTCAGCGTTGTCGGCACCGTAAAGGCTTATTTTAGCATCGTTTTGCGGAAACTTAACATAAAGCTCTGATACGTTTACTACACGATCGGGTATCGTTGAGGTGTAATACAATAAAGCGTCCCAAGCTACGGCTTTAGATTGGGTACGGTAAGGGCTGATGTAGGCCAAACGTGGGCTTTTAAGAGGTATAATTAGGGCTTGTTTGATTAGTTCGTTTATAGACGCAATAGTTTTACCTGCACGTCTATGGCAAACCAAAGCCTTCCAACGTTTGTTTGTAGACTCGTGAAAAGGTATAAATACCGAACGTGGTGCGTAAGGAATGGTTATGTGCACGTAATGGCTACCTACGTAGCCTTTAGTCAGACTTAGGGCTTTCTAGGGCCGTTTGTGGGGCTTTATGAAGCCAACTAATAGTCAAAGGACCGCCTTCTGAGCCTGTAACTTCGGTTGTTAGCTTATCACCATACTTCTTTGGAGCTAGTTTGCTAGCATACCACTGCCTAGCCCATATCCTTAAACGTGCAACTTGGACGTTCTCTTCTGTTGCTTCATCCGCAATAGCAAGGGTTTCCGCAGTTAAAGCGTCCTGTCCTGCAAGCCTTGCTCTCGATACTTGCTGTGAAAACTCAGGATCGGCTGCCATTTTAGCCCAAAAACGACGCTCAAATTGATTAGGATAGGATTTACAAATAGACCTAGTAGTTTCGCCAGCAGCTAGTCTAGCACATACATCGGCTACTATTTCTGGGTTGTCTAGGCTAGATTCCTTTACAACCTTCTTGGATTCTTCTGGTTTAGGCTGCTTTTTGTTTTGATATTCAACAACTGCTTCACGTTCAGCAGGTGTTAGTATTTTGCCAGATTGTAGCTTTACTAAGATGTTAGCTACGTTCTTAGCTTCTATTTGATCGGCTACATTTGCTGGCTTGCTCATGTCTTAAAGACTTTGAGATCTGGGAAGGCTTGGGTCATACGTTCAAGTATAACGCCACAATAGTCGGTTGATAACTCTATCATGCGACAAGTCTTTTTAAGGTTTTCGCTTGCAACCATAGTAGTACCAGAACCACCAAACGGATCATAGATCATGTCAAAAGTGTGGTTTCTAATAGGTCTAGCCATACACTCTAAAGGTTTTTGTGTACCATGACCGTGGCCCGAGTCTTCACGTGCTACTATTTCCCATAGGGTTGTTTGAGTACGGTCATCGTTGCGTTTAGCTGGTTTACCTTCACGTACTGCGTACCAGCAAGGCTCGTGTTGCCAGTGATAATCTCCACGAGATAGTGCCATACGGTCTTTACCCCATATAATTTGTGCACGTACGTTAAAGCCTGCGTTTTCTATGGACTCCTGAACTCTGGATGAAAAGCGACCTGCGTGCCATACATAGACTACATCTCCAGGGAATAACTTCCACGTTTCTGTCCAATCAACTCGGTCATCGTTTTTAACGATACCCATTTTAGCTTTGTTTTTATTAATACCTGCTTCTGCACGCCAAGATGGGTCATACTCAACACCGTATGGTGGGTCTGTAACCATCATTTGTGGTATATCTTCACCAAGTAATCTGCTTACAATTTGTGGGTTAGTTGAGTCTCCGCAAGCTAGTTTGTGGTTACCTATTTGCCAAACGTCACCTTCTTTAACTCCCCACTTTTGACCTAGTTCTTGTGCTTTATCTAGTTCTGGTTCTGCGTCTTGATTGGTCTCTTCTGTTAATTCATCTAATAAAGCAGACACTGCATCGGTATTAAAACCAGCAAGCTCAACGTCAAAGCCTTCTGCTTCTAACTCTTTTAACATCTTAGTTAGCTCAGATGTGTCTATTTCAGCTAACTCTGCTAAACGATTATCGGCTATTAAATCAGCCTTTTCAGCTTCTTCTGATTCGTACTCCTGGATATCGACTGGTACCTCGGGTAGTTTAGCGTGTAAGGCTGCCTGATGTCGGGCATGTCCTTTAACGATCATACCACTACGCTTAGAGATAACTATAGGTGCTCTCCAGCCTTGTGTAGTAATGATCTTAGCAAGCAGACGAATCTGCTCTTCTGGGTGTTTGTTTGGGTTAGACGGATTCGGTTTAAGCGAACTAGTCTTGTACATTTCTTTAAATGCACAAAATACGGAGACTGCTTGTGGCATAGCAGGAAGGTTTTTACTTCTTAGGGTTGATAATAGTATCTAAAATTGAGTCGTTTGTTGTAGGCATGGTTTATATGTAGGACTTGTAAGATGGTACACAAGGCAAAAAGTTACATAGTTAGGCAACTAATCACATTAACAATAATATTTAGGTATTGACAATGTTATACAATGTATTAACTTGTTATACGAAATGAATACTAAAAACATAAATGAGTTGGCATACGCATTAGCAAACGCAGTAGCTGATATAGTTACTGAAGATAACATTAGCTTTGATCACAAAGTTGGTGAATCCATAGACATTACATTACAAAACATACGTGATAAAACGTATGAATACTTACGCTATATAACTGATTTAGAAAAAAATAAGTCAGATTTATCATTACTTATTGATGATCATGGCAACCCTTATTTGGGAAAGTAATAAAATGAAAAACAAACTTACTATTACAGATATGCACTTCACTGTAAAAAGTGATGATCATGTGTTCGTAGCAACGCATTACGCTCAAGATTGTTTTACGGTATCAGTTACAAAGCCAACCAACTCTATGGGTTGGCCTACATTAAATAACAAACAGATATGTGAACTTATCAACTTTTTAGAATCTAAACTTAACAAATAACATGAAAACACTATTTAATCTAATTTTGTTTGTAGCTATCAATGTAGCTTTTGGTTACATTTTATTTGTTTGTATTACATCCTAACATGAAAACAAGAACAAAAATTCAAACATTAACGCCAGAACAATACCGTAGAGCTATTGGTTCTCTTAAACGTAAAAATACTAACTTAGAAAAAAGTTATGATCGTTTAATTCGTCACATAAACATACTGCAAACAGATATGAATGGTTTACGTGTAGAGTGCCAAGCCGAGGCAGATCGTAACTTGATGTTAAAATCTGAGTTATTACACACTAAAGAAGAAGCTGCTGATTACATGAAAGTTAACGAACTTATACGTGGTCAACTTAGGGTATTGCAGCAACAGATAGATAATAACGTTTGGTTTGATCCTAAGTGGGGTTGCAAATTCTTTTTTGTTACAGGTTTTAGGATGCTATGGAACAAGATTAAAGCTAAAATATATAAAAAATGAATATTACACAACCAGAGTTAAAGTTTGATGGTGCAGATTACGTACCCGATCGTGATAATCCACGCTTGGGTTCTCAGCTACAAAGAGTTTTTGCTTTAGTAGCAGATGGTAAATGGAGAAGCCTGCAAGAAATGTCTGATCTAACAGGTGACCCTCATGCTAGTATAAGTGCTCAACTTAGACATTTACGTAAACCTAGATTTGGTAGTTGGAACGTAGAGCGTAAGTATATGGGTGATGGTTTATACTTGTACCGTTTAAATGGCAGATCTTGACCACCTAGGCCATAGCCTTACAACTTGGGTTATGAGCCTAGATATGAAATACAGTTTTTACGACGTAGTCTATAAGCTGACAAGTCAGGAACCTGGGCAGGTTATAGCCTACATAAACAATCCTGATGGCTCATGGCAGTATGAAGTTGATTTTCAAACTTCAGGTATCGCTAGACTATGGGAAGGCCAGATCACAAAGGACAAACCAGGCTTCGAGATGGCACCTATCGGCGGTGACGAGGCTTAACTTTTTTAATTGTATAGAACTTAGTGGCTACGCATCTGTTATTGCTGCGTATATGCCTATACATTTTACATTCTAGCTCACCACGTATTACCCCACGCTCTAATATTCCTACAGCTTTATCTAGGCTTACCTTAAACTTATGTGCATATTCTCTGGCTGATATAGCACCTTCTGGTGGAGTCTCTGGAATTTGAGTTTCGTTAAACTCATTCCACATCTTTTCATAGGAGTCTTTGCCAATAGTAACTAGCATTGTACAACTTTTGCTTTTGGTGGATTAAAGGATCTAAA